CAATTGTCTCCTCATGTGCATGATGATTTATTCCTACTTAATTGAAAGAGTGAAGAAATTCAGATTAGCTAATGATGGGGATGACTGCGTTGTGATCATAGAGAGAAGAGACTTAAACAAGCTGAAAGACTTGTCCGAGTACTTCCTGAAACTGGGTTTCGACATGAAGATTGAGGAACCCGTGGACATTTTTGAAAAGATTGAATTCTGCCAATCACAACCCGTCTGGACGCCAGATGGGTACGTGATGGTACGCAAGGTTGCGGAGTCCATAGCCAAGGATTCTATATCGATCAAACCTCTTGATAACCCCAAGATTTTTCGTCGATGGATGAAGGCCGTTGGTGAAGGGGGCTTAGCCCTGACAGGTGGTATACCGGTGATGCAGGACATCTACCTAAAATACTATCAGTTCGGAGGAGACGCGAAGGCGTTAGCTAATGACCCAACTATGGACACCGGCATGGCACGGTTATCGGTAGGTATGAGTAGGAAGTATTCAGAGATACACCCGATGACCAGGGTCTCTTTCTGGCGTGCCTTTGGCATTACAGTAGCCATGCAGTTGTGTTTGGAAGCCCAAATCAGATCAGCCTCTATGGAGTATGATTTGGTAAGGGAAATCGAGGCTGTCCCGCTCCTTTATTAGGGCAGCCGGAGGGTAACAGTACTAGAGCGAGCCGCCCATGGATTTAGCAGTACAGAAGATGCGAACTTCCCCTTAGTGAGCAAACTAGTGGACAACGAGAGTTGCCTACTAGGGATCGGGGTCAGGGATGCCCCGCATTGGGCCCAGGATGCAACCTGGTGGAAAAATAACAAGTGGTGGTTCACCATGGGGTCGATAGGTGTAATGACCCAAAACTATTATTTTAGTGCTAACCAAAATGCCAAGAGACTGCACGGCGTCCCCATTTGGTTCCCTATCGATGTACAGTCCTCATGTCGTGGAGTATCCCATACAAATGACAAACAAAACTAAACAAAAGACCAAGCTCAAGAAAGCACCACCGAGTAAGGCCAAACCAAAAACCCCATTCGCTGACGCTGGGGCCATCGTTGGATCTAAAGTTTCAACGATGTTCAACGCCCCCTGGGCAAAAGGAGTCGGGCGCTGGCTCGGAAGTGGAATTGGACAGATCTTCGGATCTGGAGACTACCACCTCATTGGAGCTGCACCCGATTACAATGTCCTTACCAATGGTAACCAAATCCCCAAGTTCTCTACCACAAATCAAACTAACGTTATTTGTCACAGAGAGTACCTTGGAGATATTGTTGGAACGTCAGCTTTTGACCTTACCTCTTACCCCCTCAACCCCGGAATGTCCCAAACATTCCCGTGGCTGGCAACGATTGCTCAGAATTATCAAGAGTATCGTTTCCACGGCCTTATCTTTGAGTTCCGCCCTCTTATCACTGATTTCGTTACTTCGGGCGCGCCCGGTGTAGTGGTTATGGCAACTAACTACAACGCTGATGCCCCGAATTATACGACTAAGCAGGAGA